ATCAGCCGAAAGGTCTACGACAACAAACTCATCAGTATCGGCTAAGTTAGCACCTGTGATTGGGTCTAACTGTGTTATCTTCTTATCAGCCATTAGTATATATCCTTACTATGTCAGAGCTTCGACTGCATCGAACGAAATGCCATAAATTGATGCGTTATCTATCGACCATGACGTCATGTTTTGCGATAGTCGAAAAAGTCCTTTCGGCGCGTTAAAAACAACTGATTGACTGCTGTATGTCGTTCGCAACGCTGGCCAAATTTCCAAACTGCCATTCCCAGATTGATCTACCAAAACCTGATGCAGCTTTGCGCTTGAACCCGAACCAAGCTGAATATAATCTCCAGCCTTTAATGAGCCCGTCATTGTTACCGTAACGGTTTCTGCCCCGGCATCGCCGCTAAGAGTACAAGCGCTAACGGTTCCCTGTGGCACATCATATACCGGGTTGCCTAACAACATCGTGCCAGATGATCCCTTCAAACTTATGAGTGCTGCTTTCCAAGTCGCTGCCGACGCCTTGTTTAATGGCGCGATATTGACTGTAGCCTCCCAACGCTGACCGCCGTGCGCAATGACTTGCTGCTTATAAGTAAACGGAGACTGTGAAGTGACAACAGCGTTTAAAGCCCTCCACTCAATGGATGTTATGCCGTTAGCTGGCAAGTCTATTGGATATGCAATTGCCATCAGCCAAATACCGCTTTCATTTGCCCACCTCTACGTCTTTGATCCATTATAGACCGTTCCGTCAATTTTGCAATTTGTGGAGCAGACTCCGCAATAATTTTCTTGACGCTTTCATCACCGTTAGCAGCGAATTGGAATGTCTGGTTGACCACGACGTTACCGCCAGCCTGCTTGTTTGGCACGATTGTGCCGCGAGATTGCGGATAAAATACTTCTGGCCCACGCTCACCAACGACCATACCATTGCCAGCGCCTACTGGCCCACCAAACGCCCCTTCTGTTGTTATTGGTGCTTTTGGAACATATCCACCGCCAGCAGCTGGAACATAACCAAATGCGCCCATTGCTGAGTTTACGATTTGTTGCACCACAAGCACACGATACAATTCTTTAATTACCTGAGTGGCTAAAGACTTAAACGCATCTTTAACGCTCATCGTACCGTCAACCAGCGCCATCAGATTGTTCCCTAGCGTTGTCGCGAAGTTATTTGCTACGCTGTCATAATCTACAAGCGCACCAGTACCGATCTGGAATTGCTGCGTTGCAACAGCAACAGCTTGCGCGTGTTCTTGCTCTGTAATTGCTCCGCGCTTCCTTGCCTCGTTAAGCTTGTCGAGGTTGTTTTTGTATTCTTGGGACAACGTTATCACTGGTTTGAACTTCTTAGCGAAGTTTTCCAGCTCTTTAAGTTCTGCCTTTATTCTTGATGCCCCAGATCTATTGGGTTTATCGTCATCATCTTTATCTTCTAATCCAGCATTTTGTACTTTTCGTTGAGACAACGGCAAACCACTTTGACGCATCATTTGAAACTTGTCTAAATTCTCCAGTTCTAAAGCAAGTCCAGAAGCACCTCTTTTCGCTTCAAGTACCACCCGAGTAAGTTCCAGAAGCGCTTGTTCTCCCTCCTCTGATGTTGGCACTATAGACCTCATTGCCAAACCCAGTTTGTCATACGCTAAAGACAATTCTTTCGGATTATCTTTTAATGATGGGTCTTGCAGTTCAACTAGTTGCTGGGCAAATATAATTGCTTCTTCTCTTGTTAGCGCAAACGTTTTCTGAAGTCTGCTTAATTTAAGCAGTGCACCACTAAATAACCTAAATTCCTTGTCGGTAAGATCAGCCCCTTTTCTCGCAGCCTTCGCCAATTTTTCAAAATCTGATTCTACTAGTTGGCCTATGTTTACACTGGCAACTTTTTTAAATTCCTCTACAGCCGCATTCATTTTGCGCTGTTGTTCGCCTATTTCCAATATGCTTAATTCTATAGACATTTCTCGTATGCCTTCAGAAAACCGTCCAAATTCTTTTTCTAATTCGCTTAAAGGCTGCCTCGCTTGTTGTGCACGATCTCTAAAGTCCCTAATACTATCTGTTAACTTATTCATTTTCTCTGATAACGTCTCACTTTTGTTTCCCATTGACGTAAACATTGCAATAATTGGGAAACCAACCGCTGCAACGACGCCAAGAATAGGGAGCACAATACCCATTGCACCGCCTAATATCGCAAAAGATCCTGCTAACTGTGGAATCTGTTGACCTAATGCGCGGAACACGTTTGTTCCCATAGCAACTTGAGTGGCAAGGTCACCAATTTGGTTTGATGCTTGGTTGACCAGAAAGCCAGTGCGCTTTAAATCCTTGCCGCCCTTTGCGCTGGCTGATCCAAGTTTAGACGTTGCAGAAGCAGCACGATTTGCACCTTTCTCAACCTTATTTGTCGCTTGCGTAAACTGGTCTGCGCCAGCTTTTGCTTTTGTAGCGTCAATTCCTAGTCTTAGTGTTGCCATGTTCTTCGCGCTCCGATCTATCTAAGGCCATCACAAACCTTGCCAAGCGTTGCCGATCTGACGGTGTATCAATACCAGCATGGGCGCAGTATGCCATAATCTCGCTGAAAGGGATAGGCGAAACTCCATCAAAACCAACCTGTCGCGATGTTCTAAGCGAAAGGAACGCCGACCACGCTAGCATATTGCTAGGAATAGGCTTTTCTGTGATGTCTAGCGCACCCTTGGCGATCAAATATTGCTCATCTCTCTGCGAATACTTATATGACCACAAAAGTGCGCTAATTAGTTTTTTTCCGTTTCCTCATCAGCCTTGTTTATAAAATTTGCTAAGTCATCAATGTATTTGGCAAAGTCTACAAAATACGTCGATATTTCTTCTGACCGCACATCAGCCAAAGCCATGAAATGCTCTTTATCGCAAACCATGGGTTTTCCGTCGTTGATTATGTTCGTTTTCCACTCAACAACGCATCCGTCATAAATGGCATCAAATTGCATTTTGCCAATATCTTTATTAAGCTCTGTCGATAATCGGGTAAATTTCTCTTTATCGTCTAATTCTTCTGCAATCTGCATTCTTTTAATATTGCTATGAAGCTCAACTTCCTCACGCAATTTTAACAGCGCTGGGTTCATCCAGCCGCCAGCTTTGCATCTAACTTCAATAAACGATGTTTCGCCCGATAAGAAATCCAACTCCGACGAAAATTCTCGCCTAAATGTTTGGTCTGCCATCGATGGCTTGTTTAAGTTTAGCATTTGTCTACTCCGTCGGTTTTGGTGTGGGACAGGAATACCGACAACCTGTCCCACGGTATAAGCGCTTATTCTTCGGTTTTTTTGCTCGATGTTGACTGCACAAGTTCTGGCTTGTCGGTCAAGCCTATTTCCTTTGCGGTCTTTGCGTCTACTTTATCGCCAACGCGAAACACTTTGTCCTCGCCGTTGATAGTCGCAGTGAATTTACGTTTAACAATCATGAAACTGCCCTTGTTAGCTTCACTGATGCGTCCTCAGTGGCTTCATCATACATTGCCCGGATGCTTACTTCTTGCATCGCGTTTTCCGCAGTGAAGTCCAAGTTTGAGGAAATAAACTTACATTTTGGGAATACCAAAGTGTATTTCTTGCCAGAGACTGAACCCAGAGGAAATGTAACGCTAAACAAACTGTGGTCACTGTCACGGGCCGCATTGTAGAGCGCAGCAAAGTTCGCATCTACATAAACACGGGCTGTAATCTCAGGCAACAACGCGCCTTTGGTTATCCCGTTTTTAGTAAACACTGATCCAAGTTTGTTTTGCGCTTCCCGGCCTTCGTAGTTGAAGTTGATCGTTGCGCTTTCAAACGCATCTAGCGTGTAGCCAGCGAACGCAATCGTTCCCACATCGATACCGCACGAAAGCGGAGTGCGCTCTGTTTGATCCGTGTAAGTCGATGAACCAAGCGCACTTGTTGCTGTGTCGGATGAACCCATGCCGAGCAAATCAAATGCAAATGTAGCATCTGCGTTTGATGTTAAGGTTATAGAGCCACCAGTAGCCTCGACGCCTTGGTAACGTGCCATAGTGTTTGTGCCGCCAGCGCCAGCTGCAATAGCATTTTCCACTGTTAGCGTTTGAGTGTCTTTACCACTCTTTAGTACGTTTGATGACCATGTGCCTTGCAGAAGGCTCTCAAAGAAATCGTCATATGCTCCATAAATTAACGGGCCAGACATATCACCTGTCACATCGATGCCAGCAATAGCTGTCTGAACGGACTCGCCTTTCGCTGCGAGTGATCGATGCTCCACAATCGTTGGCGTAGCGTTCATATTTATATAAACGTCACTATTTGTAAAACCCGGTGACGATGGGGTTGATCCAGCTGCTGTTTCAGCCACGAAGGCCGATCTAAGCTGATTTGATGCAATGCCAGTCATATTGTGGCCTCCTATTTATATTCGTATCGCACAAAAGGTGCTACGAATGTTGCAATGTTAAAAGGTATATCAGAAACTAATCCAGAAATATATGGGTGCTGTTGCTCTGGTGAGAACCTAATAAACTCGTTTGTCGTTGCTGCTGCGCCAGCATTGGTCAGCCTTTTCTCAAAGAAGAACCCATCTAGGCTTTCTGCGTATCCACGCCATGTGTCAGAGCCTTTTCCGCTCTCTGTAAATATCTGAACCGCAACTTGTCCCAGATACTCAATTCTATTATTAACTGCGCCAATCGATCCCTGCAAAACTTCGTTATTCAATATGCTAACGCGGATGCTATTTATCGTCGGTTCAAAATCATGCCCATCAAACCCAATAGGTGTTGTCGTTCCCCATTGCGTCTGAATATAAGTCTCTATGGCCTTTCGCTCTAACGCATAGCTCATATTAAAATTTCCCTATATCGCGCATTAAGAATCTGAATAGTTTGGGAAACCATGCCCTTGGGTGCTTGTCTCGACCATCCATTTTCCAATCGATTTGCATAAGGCAAATTATTCTGAATGAATATTACTTTGTGCTTTTTATAGTCAAATTTTGTTACCTTCCGAACTCCAGCATTTATAGTCGCAGTGCCACTTTTATCGACGGATCGCACGGTGGTTGATGTCGGCGTGCCAATAGTTGTTTGCCAGTTTCCTCTAAATCTTCCAGTATCAACTGGCGATTTCTTAACAACATTCTTTAAAGCGTCTACGCCAATTTTTTGCACAGCAATATCTATCTTTTCATCCGTTTCTAGGATTTCCTTGTTTAGCTGCAATTTAAATTCTTTAGCACTCATTTCTTTAGCACCACTGCATATTGAACTGAGACAGATCCGACTATTTTTTGTGCGGCCTTTATTTCATAGACAATGCCAGAAATCGTTAACCTGTAAGTTTCCTTAATTGTCTCGGTAAATCCCTCGAACAGAACCAACTGCCTATTAGACCCAATGATTTCGTCAGGGAATATGTCTCTCTGTGGCGTGTTAGTGTCGAACAAAGCACGACCAGTGAGCGTTGTCGTTGTTGTTGTATAAGTACCCGTTGCAGGGTTATATGCGCCCTGCGTCTCATACTGCACAGTTGCGTCAAAGATAACGTCTGTGATCGCCACAGTAACGGCGTCAAACGCTGCATCCGCAATAGCTGTGACTGAAGTACTCATCCACGCATAACCTTAATCTGAGAACCGCCATAGCTTGTGTACGGGGATAGCAGACCTTCCACAGCGACAAAGCGTGGCGTCTCGCGAAAGTTTGTATATTCTACCTCGGTCTCGACAGGCCCAGCTTTGCTTTTCTCGCGCACCTTTGCGCCACCTTCAACAGTCGCAAACGGCTTCGCTCCTTCGTGTATAAGATAAGCCATTTCCGCTTGGGCATCTTTTATGCCTTGGGGAATAGTATCTGGATCGATAGGCCAATCGTTAACAAGCATGATGCCTGTCAATCTAGGCCACTTCATTGCCTGATAGCGGTACTGTTGTTCGCCAACAAATTCATAATTGCGGTTTATGAAATCAGCCGCTTGGACAAGATTTGCTTCATGTGCATCGTCATGACCAGCCTGAGAAACATCGATATTTCTTTCAGCCCAGTAAGCTTGCCATTGTGCAAGGGTTATATAGCTGTTCGTCGATGTGCCGCCGACAGTGATATCTAATGCCATAGATCAACCCTTCTTTTTCTTTTTGCGACGGCCTCTTGCAACTTGCAAATTAGCCCAAGCATTCGGGTATTTAATACCACGCTTTTTGCTTAACGCTTTGGCTCTGCGCTTTTGCGCTGAAGTTAATTTTGCCATCACCACTTAACCTTTGCCGACCAATAGGCTGCACTTAGCTTCCCACGGTTTATGTTCTTTCTATGACGCGCCAAGAACGACTTGCGCCTAGCTTTCTGTGCGGCACTCTTTGGGTTTTTCCCTGCACCACTTACGCCCTGTTGTCCGAAGCGAATTGTTTTGACGGTAGACCCTGACTTAGCCAGTACAACATGAGACTTTTTAGGATGGCCCGGCGTTCTCTTTGGTTTATTATACCCAGAAACGCCAAGCTTTTTCATGCGTGGGTCTTTAGCCATTACTTTTTCTTCTTCTTGGCTTTCTTAGCCTTTTTCTTAACGACTAAGCCTTTTTTCTTTAAATATGCTCTAGGCATTGCAAACCTCCAGATGAATGGAAGGGAGCCGAAGCTCCCCACCTTATTAGCCCATAACGACCGCGATGCCGTCAGTGTTCCATGCTTGGAAACCCCAAACACAACCCACTTGGATCATCGCTTTGTTGAAGCCTTTATATACTGACACTTCGAATACCAGACCAGATACGGGATCTTGTACGATCAGAACGTCATCAGCTGCATCGCCACCTTGCGGTTTGGCTGGCGCACGCATTACTAGCTCAAGCGCTGCTTGGTGCATCATAATGTTTGCTGTGTAGTTGTTGCCAACTGTAATTGCAGCATTGTCTGCCAATGCGACACGCAGACCAGTATCACCAATGGTGAATGAACCAGCGGATAACGCAGTGTTAACCATATAGTTATTTGTATCACCAGCGAAGGTCACAACGTCACCAGCAAGGATAGTACCAGAGCCACCGTCAGCTGCGATAGTTGTATCGCCAACAGCGGAGGATGCGTCATTAAGCAATTTTGATGCGCCTGTTCCTTTAGTGTGTGATTGCACTTGTGCGCTCTCTTTAATCATAACGCCTTGCAAGTCTAGCAAAGTGCCACGACGTAAGAGTTGGTCATTGCCAGCGCTATCTGCGGATTGCAATGTTGCCAAGTTACGAAGGTTTGTGCCAGCTGCGGTATTCATGACCAAAGACATGCGGCCATCGTTAGTTGGCATTCCGTTGTCAGCTAGGATCTGACGTCCTTCTGCGACCAAATCGAAGTTTGATGCAAATGGTGTCGTGCCAGCCGTACCAACAGCGCGAGAAGCGTTTTGATATGCTTCTGTTGCAAGATCTGTTTCGATCTCGTTTGTTAGTGTTCGCATGGCTTGCTGTACTTGAGCACCATAAACTGTTTCGTATCCAGCACCACCGTCCAAGAAACGAACATCCTCACCAGTGTAAGGAATTTGAACACCGCGCTGCTTAGTAAGCGTCAGCGTTTTGTTTGTCAGTGCTTGGTCTGTTCCTTCTGGGATAGTCATGGAAGGAGCAATGGTGACTGCGGTTGCAGTAGGTGTCGAAAACGAACGAACGTTTTGACCAACAGCAACACGCTCATCAGATGCGTTTACCGTTGAAGATGGTATGAAGCCGACAAGTTCTCGACCTACGATGTCAGCGGCACGATAGATGTCTGCCGCCAGATTTGTGAGGGTATTAGCCATTCCCTAAATCCTTTTATTGGGACGGTCAGCCAGAAAACTTGCCGCCGTTTGTTACAAAACGATGTCGTTCCGTGTGAGACATTTTATTGAATTGCTCTCGCGTCACGACATTACTTCCAGCATTATTGCTAGAACTCGCTGGTGGTTTTCCTCCACCCGAAACGCCGCTATCCTTTACAAATAACTGACCCGTTCCTGACGCTGCTAATTCTTGAGCGAGATCGCTTATTGTAGCGTACCCGTCCGACCCCGAACCAGCGAGGGGCTTAGAACTATCTGATGACATTATACGGATGTTTCCGTTTTCGTCAAACCCAATGCGATCTTTTGCCATAAGTGCCAACGGCTCCAATCCGTCAGCAATAATATTTTGACCAGCCAAGTGTGATTTAAGCTCTGCCATTGCGTTGCGTTGCACTAAGTCTTTGCGCTGCGAACGCTCATTATTAAGCTGTTGTTCATACTGCGCTTTGATTTGCGATATGATTTCTTCGTTGTTGCTTTGTGGCTCTGGCTCTGGCGTCTGCTGTGCCGCCTCTAACTCAGCACGAAGGCGCTCCACAGATTTACGCCGACGCATTGCTTCCTCGTTAGAATCGACAAGCTTTTGATTTAAGTCATCTAAATCTGCTTTTGGCACGACGCCCTCAACAGGCAAAACAAAGCGACCATCTTTTTCGGTATATAGAGATGCAATATTTTCATCGACGCCCTCTAATGTTTCCAACTCGTATTTTATAGACATGATAGTTCCTTTTTAAAGACCAGACCTGGCCCACGCTGCGCTTTCACGCTCTTTTAATTGGTTTAAATTTAGTTCGTTTCCTTGTCTGTCTACAAAACGATCCATTTTCAAACCCGCTCTGAAAAGCTGGCCTTTCTTAATGCCAAGCACTTCATTTTGGAACGACACAGGCTGTTTTCTTAGCCACTGGTCATAATTCATTTCAGCCGGGACTTGCCCATTCATCGATGCTCTTGTTTCCGCCACTTTAGCTTCGTCCACCTTTATGCCTAACTCACGCAACGATTTAAGCACTGGCACGGTCGTGGATCGACAGTTCGCATGGGCTGGTGGCCTTGGGCCACTGTCAACTGGATAGGTTTTGCCATCCCTTGCTCGACATATAGCGGATGTGCGGCTGTCTAGCGTTGCAACCCACTCCACTCGCTTAATGAGCACCTTATTTCGTCGGTAAACAACATTTCTTGCAGTGTTTGCAGTATGGGCCAATGAAGTACGCACTACAGCCTCAATATTGCGCTTGGACTTGTCCATAATGCCTTTCGATGTTCTAGTGCCACGAATTGCCCTAATAATCTGCCCGGTTGTCTGCCCATCAACATAACCTTGACGAATAGCGCCTTTTACTGCGGTAAATGTGTCTTTAGGCACATCTTTCCACCATTCCTTTAATATCTTGCCGCTAAATGGGCGCGACATAACTGATGCGATTAGCTGTTCCTCTGATGGCATGACATAATCTAATTTCACAGGCACGTTTTGCTTAAATAAGTCTAATTGCCATTTGGCTTCGTACTCAGAAAGTTCGTCTATCTCTTTTTGCAGCACTTTGAATATGCGCTCGTAACCATCATCAATCTTACGACGCAGAACCTTGTACAGCGCAGATATTTGCCTCGGTGACATATTTTGAATGTCTCGGCGCACCAGTGACCTAGAAATATCGGAGTCCGTTTTGTCTAAAAGCTTTAATACATCTCTGATAACGCTGCGCTTGTAGCGCTCTAAATATACCGAATGGCGAACAGTGCCATCAAGTAGTTCATCCGATATCGCCATCGTCATCAGCTTCCATAGGTTCCATGCCGATCATATCCGCTTCATCATCTGCATCAACTTCTTCAGATAACAAATTGCGACGTTTCGCTTCTGATATGTAAGTTTTGCGTGATATAACCTCGGACAAGAACATTTTATTTAAAGCATCCATATCCATGTGAGATAATGCGTTCGCTGCGAAATCCTTGTTAATAACGACTTCTGGCTTTGCATCGATGCCAGCCATGTTTGCCATCCAAGCAAAACAAATCTCTAGCGTGTCCTTTAGGTTGTCTGCCCACATTCCCAAACGGCTGTTGATCTTGTTTTCGTCAATAAGATCGCCTGTCGCTGTCGATGAGCCAACGCGCGACACAATCAACTGCAAACCCATAGCTTGCATCTGAAATTCCATATCCTTTAGCTCCGTTCGTCCAGCGTCTATCGCTGCGCCCGAATGCTCTACAACGCCGATCTTTGCGTTTTCGTTTGATGACCAGAAAGCGTAACCAGCGCCTTCGGTGAACGCCTCTAAATCCTCTCTGGTATAACCGTGGAAATATTTCATAGGCGCTCTGGCATGGTGCATAATATTCGCTTGATCGGATTGCGACCGCCAGTGAGCCAAGTTGATTTCAGCCAGCCTTGAGTGCGGAGGCTTTGCGTTCATGTAGCCATCACGACCTATATCACACGCAGCAATGTATATGCGTGGCATCTCCGTTCCATATTCGTCATGAATGGCCCACTGATCATCGTCACCCTTGCGATATAATCGAACCCCTACTGAGCCGACAACGCGACCATCTTCTACTGGTAACGTGCAAACTCTTATTTGCTCAACTATATCGGGCTCAAACTCATCTGCGCCTTCCTCTGATACCGTTTCCATAATGCGGAATTGCGTAAGCGTTGGTACATTGTCGATCACATCCGTCTTAAACCCAAGCACTTCTTCGAGGGCAATGCTAACGAAATAAGGCCGGAAGTTGCCAGCTTGGGCTTGCGCCCTTGTTAGCTCACCTCTTGCCGGGCTATCAACCATGATGAACGATATGCCAGATGTTTGAGCATTGTCGAACACGCCACGCGAGAACTGTGACAAGTCACGCCCCTGCAAATCAATGTTGTATGCCCAGAGGTCTAAGTCAGTGCCTGTCTCAGCCAGTGTGATAGGCATCTCAAAGACCTTGCCCGACAAATCATCAACTGTTTTGCCAACACCGTCAAACAGCCAAGTCGATGCTAACCTTGCATCGTAATCATCTTCCGTTTCCTGTGGAAACTTTGGCAGATATTCCTCGCCCTTGCTGCGCATATGTGCGCCACCCTTCATCAAATCTCGACAAGGAGCAGACACTTTAAGCATTTCCGTTACCTCTGGGGAGCGCTGTGCAACTGAGTTACTCATATTCTAATCACCATCTTTCCGGCAGCCTGAGACTTAATCAGAGGCGCAATAGCATAACGAACTGCGTCAGGCGCGTGATTGTTTGCATCTACCACATCAGGTAATATATCGCCAGACAGCTTGTCTATCTTGTGGCTGTACATTCTGAAATCGTCGATCGTGCCTTTGCAATTTGGATGTATTATGACAGATTTAAAGCCACGAATAAACCTTATTCCTTCAGCAATCGAATTAGGCCACTTTTTAACGCCCTCCATGCGAGGAAATCCGTGGCGCTGTAAATAAGATATTGTCTTGGGTTCTGCACTATCAGCCCTGCAAACATATTGGTCAAACTCTGGGATAACGTTGCAAATAAAGCGATGCGTATCGTCGATCTCGATACCAACGCCATAAGCTTCTTTCTCAATAAACAGGGTTTCATCATGCACCCAGCATTTGACCGCAACTAACGGATCTGGCCTAAAGCCAAAGTCCACGCCCATATATGGCCCCTGCCATGTTTCGTCAGGGTAAAACTGATCTATGTGCCATTTGCCAAAGAACACTTGGGCATCACTGTTCTTTAAGTATGCACCATCCCAAATATGTGAATAGGTTGCGGCGTCCAATCGCGTTCTTTCCCTACTGCGTAAAGCATTAAGGCCACTGGGGAAGAATGGGTTGTCTTGCCAGTTAATTTCGCAAATTAAAGAACTCTCTGGTGGTGATTTGCGAAAACGCTTATCGACAGGACTGTTTTCGTTTCTTGGGTTCCATATTGCCCAAATTTCAGATTTGACGGTGCGAAACACTGTTGCCTCTAACGCCAGCCAGCTATCTTCTGGCACATCTTCAGCTTCCTCAATTATTGTCAAATCGATACCAGCCAAAGATTTAATGCTGGATGTATTGTGGCGCAGCCCTCGAAATACGAACTCAGTGCCATTCTTTCCACGAAGATAATCAACGCCAACGTCGTAATGCTCTGCCATCCAGGGCGTTCGCTCGATAGCGTCCTTCAGTTCCCGGTGGAAACTATCCTTGATGCTAACTTGTAGCTCACGGGTGCAAAGGATGCGTAAAGGCTCCACATAGCCCCAGAACGCCGCCATCATTGCAGCCGATTGGGACTTTGCAGAACCGCGACCGCCATACATAGCCCGATACTGCAATGACCCTCGATCTGGCTCAAATACGTCCAGCACCTTATCGGGCAGATTAATCGCTGCTTGCGTCATCTGGTTTTATTCCACGCAGAACAACAGTTTTGGGCGGCGTCATTGTCCCATCGCTTGATTGATGGTCAAAGTCCTGTTTGTCTCGCCAATCCTCAGAAAAACGGTTTCTCATCTGCAAACTATAGCTATTGGCATTGAACCCGGACACCTTGCCAAACGTGCCAGCGCGACCGCCTTTTTCCCACCAAACCTGCGAATTTAACTTAAAGCTCTTGATGGCGTCAGAAAATTTATCGTGAACTCTACCCCATTCGTAAAATGTTTCCTTGGAAATGCCCAACATTTTACACGCCTCAACAACACCTTCACCGTTATTTCCATACTGAGAAAGTTTGTCTGCCATTTCATTGTTGTATTTGGACGGGCCTTTTGGGCCTCTCTTATCTGCCATTATGCGGCCTCACGTTGTGCCTTGAGTTCGTCGTATGTTTGGCCTGTTGACTGAAGTGTAGCTTGTTGGCCTGTAAAGTTCTGCCATCGTTTAATGGAGACATCAACATAAGCTGGTGACAATTCAATACCACGGCCATCTCGTCCTAATTTCTCAGCAGCTATAATAGTCGTTCCGGTTCCAAGGAAACAGTCAACAACGCCACGACACCTATTCATCAAATCTCCTATTACAAATTCGGGTAGATGAACCGGGAAGGTAGCCCCATGAATTGCGGAAAATTCATTGTTTCTTTGTGGAGGTGCTTGATAAACATTTGAAAACTTACCTTGCCAAGATGAAAAGGGAACAACTCGGCTCGCGTTTTCTTGCCTTGCTAAAATCACTAACCATTCAAATCTACTTGCCATTATTCCTTGCTGAATATGCGGAGCGGCGTGGCCTTTATCCCATGTCATAACGTCCACAAGATGCGAAGAAAAACTATTCATCCAATTAAGCAAAGCACGTTTCGCGCCAGCTAGAGGCTGCACATTAAACATCATCGCCTCCACATAAGGCAACGCTGAAGAAACGGTATCGCTTAAAAGGCCAGAATACTCATCAGAGGAAAGGTCATCTGAAAATTTGTCGTAAAATTTGCCCCTTTCAGATGATTTTTTATTACCACTAAGTTTTGAAGAACCGCTTGTATTATATGGTGGGGAAGTAAAAAGAATAAATCCTTCGCCAATTTCTAATTTGTCCCAATTCCCTGTGAGCGTTGCATCGCCACATACAATACGATGCCGCCCAAGAACCCAAACATCGCCCTCTACCGTGACAGGCGTATCTAGCACTTCTGGAATAGCATCTTCGTCGGTCAATCCTTCGGCTTCATCTACCGGGAACAATTCGTCAATCTCGTTAAGATCGAACCCGGTCAATTCGAGATCAAAGCCTAACCCTTTAAGTTCCGCAAACTCTACGCCCAACGCTTCGTTGTCCCAATCAGCGTTAAGTGCCAGTTTATTGTCAGCAATCACATAGGCTCGCCGCTTGGCCTCACTCCACCCGGTTGCAGTCATGCAAGGAACATCATCAATACCTAATTTTTGTGCCGCCATGATGCGACCATGCCCAGCAATGACGTTTCCGTTTTCGTCGCAAAGTATCGGCATCGTCCATCCCCATTCGCGAATGCTAGCTGCTATTTGACCAACTTGCGCTTCGCTATGGGTGCGGCTGTTTCTTACATATGGGATCAACTCCGATATATTACGCCTCTCAACTTTGTCGGCTGGCCAATCCATTTTGTTCCTCGTCTAATTTATATTTGCAAAGCATAAACAAAATTCAGCTGTTGTCTATGGCATGGGCGTCACGAACCACTTCAACGATAAATTCCGCAACAGTCTCACATTCAAGTTGACGGGTTTGTGTAGCCAGCCAATCAACCTGTTCGTTTGTAAGAGCTTCTAAGACCGCTGAGATTGATCCAAGCCTTAGATAATTTTTATGGTGTCGAACGTGTGATATTGCTTTTTTTGGAGGTGGCGGCAAGACCTGACTTTCCCGGCCGCGCCTCAATGCTGAATTAATTTTAGCAAACTTGAAGCCCAACTCGGTTTCGATTTCCCTGCTAGACGCACCAGCCAAGCTCATTTCCCAAATCTTTAACGTGTCGGCGCTTCTGTCGTAATCTCGCATCATTTTCCCTCGCTTAATTCTAAGTTGATTAAAATATAATCCAAATGCTCCACATAATAATCCAGATGTGCGGCACTCATTATTGTTCGCAGCGCCTCAAGGTGCGCCTTCGCCATTGCAACATTAATCACTTTTTCGACCCATCTTTTTTAAATCAGCCTCAAGTTCTTCGATAACCGCCAACAGTTGTTTAAAGGTTGGTGGTTCATAAACGTCCGGCCTACTTATATATGCCTTGAGCCGATCCATTATTTTCTTATCCATTGGTTATTTCCTTTTCGATGATTTCCAGTAGCGCTAAAAGTTCTTCGATCTGCATTTTAAGATTATGTCGGTATAAACCATTGGCCGATTTCTTCATTACCGTTAAATTTTGACGCATCAGTTTAAGCGCTGCCGTTCCACTTGTCATTTCGTTAGGCTTTCTGGTCTAAGCTTTGGACGCGAAGAACACCCCATTTCTACCAAGCATTTGCCATCCGTATAAAAGATATGAGATCCAATAGATCCAACGGGCGTCAGCGAATGCCTCCATCGTGGCTTAACGGCCTTTGTATGGTAGAAAGTAGCTCCATGCCCCAGAGTATCGCCTGAAAGCGCTTGTGCGGCGATCTCTTGCGCTGTTTGCCATGCTTTGGCCTCGCGTGGCTTCTCATCCGCTCCATCGCAGTAAAAGCTAAATTGACAAGCGCGAGGTTTCGACACTGGCGCACGATGCTCTTTTACAACCTCGCAAATAGTGCTTGGGAAGTCTGGATGCTTTGCCCTGTTAATTACGACCTCAGCAATAGCAAGCTGCGCATCTAACGGTTCTGATCGACCCTCGAAATAAACCGCGATAGCGAGGCAAGTGGCTTCAACAATCATTGATCATCTCCACCAACAAAGTCATCCGCTGATTTCGCCCAGAGGATCATGGTTGCACGTTTTAACCCTACACGACCATAAACATCTGCCTTGGCAATACGCCCGGCATTAAACAAGCGCATAGCGCTATTTGCTGCGGTTCTGGCATCTGCGCCGATATGATTGCCCAGTTCCGTAGATGTGCAATAAATTTGATTACAAATATATTCATAAACCGCTTCATCGCGACTTTCTGCGTTATAAGAATTGAGCGCGTCAGCCGCAGCATGTATTTCGGCT